AACCCCACTCACGGGGACTAACAAGGGGATCAAAAATCCTTGTTAATTTTAAATTAATATAAAAATTATACTTTTGTGTAGTAGCTTCCATTATATAATGTATCTACTGGTTGGGTTAATACCGAAGATTTGCCAGCTCCAAGAGGATTGCCAAACGAGGTCAGCTGTATAAAACCGTCAGTTGCCGTTTTGAAACCTGGTATCATCATAGTAGGGGCATAAACTTGATACCCATACCTAAAGACGTCATCGACAGCTGAAAATATATCTACGTAAACTGGTAATGTCTTAGTGGTGGCTAATGAGCCATCAGTAGGCTGCGATACCCACAAGGCTATGTGGCCTAGAGATGTAGTTGCAGTACTTTTATTTAAATCTGAAAGATTACCAGTAACTCTCCTAGTGGTTGAATTATCGCCTAAAAAGCGATAAGGTGTTATATTGGGAACCTCAAATTCCAAGATTCCAGTTGCATCGTTAATAAACTGTTCGGCTAAAGGCGTCGCATTTGTTCTAAGATAACCAGGGGCTCCAAATAAATAATTCGGCGCCTCCATACGAACGCTTTGACAGTACGCTGAATCACCAATAGGTTTCGAAGTTCCCTCAGATAATGTATCATACATATCGAAGTAATCCAATTTACCTAAGGCTGTTAAAGATGAAGTATTTCCGGGTCTCGTACTATTCCAAGAAATATCGCCATTTGTTAGTGTTCCATAACTGTAACCTGGTGGTATATAGATAGCGTGCATATTGGCTGAACCCCTAACTTGGATTTTCAACCTTGCTCCGCCGGAGTAACCGGCGAATGTTTGGGCCAGCACTTTTAGTGTTGAACAGAAAACACCAGAACGCGCTGCATCTGCAGCTCGCAATCCAATACACTCAGCCACGTCTAAGAATACTAATCCCTCATTAGCGTCCAAATTTGTAGGGGTCATGGTTATCTCTCGAATTTTATAAAAACGTCGAGCGTAATCACGAACACTAACTATAGGTCTCATGTCAACACAATCAAACTTAGTATTTATAGTATCTTTAGATACCAAAACATCGGATTGATCGTTAACAACTTGAGACGTTTCTGATTCGGGATCGAAGGGTGGCGGGGGTTTAACAGGTACAAATCCTCCGTCGCCATCTGATTCTACTGGCTCATCCTCCAAAGCCGTTGGAACTGCTGACGAAACCAATGGTATATACACTAGCTTGGGATCAACACTATAACCAAATAACTGAAAATCATCACCCGCTGAGACATACACATTAAATGAAACTTGGGGTGAAACTGAACCATTATATACTAATGGTTGGGTTAAATACACATAATAATTACCATGAACAATAGCATTGAAATACCAAGATGTTGTAACAGGTAATTGATTTAAAGGACTACAAAAAGGCATATCTATGGTCTGAACCTGTCCACCAGCACTAAATTCCATAGTTTCAACTAATAAATTTTGAATTGAATTGAAGGCCGGATAACCAGTCGCTGTATTTTTTACTGGGGAGTAGTCCCTAGCTATTGATAATTTACAAAAATGAAAATTAGACATAACAGCCTGTATATGTATTTTTAAAGAACCTTTCCAATAACGACTCAAGAGAGCAAAAGTTTGTAATAAATTATTATATTGCACAGTATCAATGGTTTCACCATTATCGTCAACATAGGACGTTTTGTCCACTTGTTGGCAAGGTGTTATAGGTCTACCCCAACATAATGTACCCGATTTATCAGTAGTACTTATGTTAAAAGTTCCTAAATATTGAGGTTTAGATAAAATATACTTAAGACTCATTTCATCAATATCTGTATCAAATATGTAATCACGTGTTATTCGATCGTAATCGTAAAAAGGATCCATTTTTTCAAACTGAACAGGTTTATCAACTACATTTGTCAATTGACGATTTTGTACTTGATTCTTATCGCTTATTTGAGGTTTATTTGGATTATGAAGGCCAGTTAATGACCTAACTCCATCTCTACCAGCATCCAAAGCATCTCCTGCAAATTTTTTAGCAATAGAAAATAACCCATCTATTGCTTCAGTAGCTTTACCTGCCAAAGTAGACATAATTCCTTCTGGATCAAAAGCTGGAGTTACAAAAGGTACATCAATATGTGGTACATAAAATTCAACTTCATTAAAGATTGCAAACACTGAAACGGAAACTGTCTTAGAACCGCCTGTTGGAGCTATTAAAGGATTTAATACCATTACATCCACCTCGGCGTAATTTGTACCGAAGTTGTAAGGATTAACTGTTGAATCATCCGGATCACATCTATCCAGTTTTCCATTAACATAAAAAGGAACTTCCAAGGCCACCGGAGTGCTTTCATTCGCCGACATAAACACATGAGGAGCGGCCATAAGAGTATTAATAAAAGACTTCTTTATGGGAACTGTTGCTCCAGGTGAAGCCCCAGAGGCTACCGGTAACGAAGATACTAACAAAGTACCCTGATGCATTGGAGTTCCAGACGATTGCATAACCAAGGTTATCTTAGCTCTGTACAAAACTGAAGATCTAAATGGAACCTGCGCTAAAGAATTCAACAACAAATCACCAGGGATTTTAACCGAATTGAGAGTATCAAATTGAACTGCAGTATCAGCCCAATCGATACTCTTAATAAAAAATGGTTTATTTAAAATTCTAGAAAAGTCCATCTTTAATTGGGTAGGGACTTGTTCTAATTGTGGATTTTTATTATATATATAATCAGGCTCCACTACGCTCCTGGTTCTAACTGAAGAATAAAAATTGTCAGCTATTACCTCAACCTGTGTTCGTCCATCATCGGACGCACAATTATCTCCATTAACTAAAGAATAATTATTATCATTGTAATCTACTGCAAAATCGGACTCAGTCCAAAACTTACTATCAAAATCATTTACAAAAATTGTTGCAATATTTACGAGGTGTGCTTATTGCAAAAAACACACATTCTCGAGAAAAAATTTTTTAAAAATTAAATTACAATACGCAGAAAAAGATATTTCTAAACAAACTTTTCCTTCTTAAACGTTAATTAATTTAACTATACATATTGTCCAAATTTTATTGGTACAATATAATTAGGGTCATTATAAATAGACTCTAAATAAGAATCACTCAACTCAACAAAATCATATGAGTAATTTTTAATTTTCCGTAAAAACTCTTCTTTTAAATCTATATAATCTGGATGAAGATAAATTTCGCGTTGAAACGCTCTTAATTTTCCATCCATCACCACTTGTTCCTCTTTAGTTCCATCAAACCAAGACAAACCAGATTTTAGAGTTTTCAAGGAAAGAGGACACATAATCCTCTTTAATTTATTGTGATACACAAAACCCCTTTTAAGGAAAGAAATATCACTTATTTTTTGGAAGTCAAAATCAACTTGCTTTTTATTTGCATCGGTAAATCCTAAACCAATAGTGTCCATAAAAACAGCAAAAGATTTAGCAGTTAATTGCGGAAACTTAGCAGTGGTAGCAACTATTTTATCATCACCATAAACATAATCGGAAACATTATCATAAAAATCAAACACTGACCTACCACCCATACGCCAAAACCACATGGCTGTGTATCCTCTATTAACTATGCTATTCAAAATAGCAGTTAGAAAACTACCAGATGGCATCGAATGAGTTGTCATTAATAATTTATTCATTAATACCAACAAGATACTATCGGTATTTGCTAAAAGAAATTTAGGAACAACGCTACTACCTTGAAACTTAGACAAGATAACATCATGAGCTTCAGTTTGTAATTGGGCCAACATACCACCATCAAACTTCTCAATGTCTCCATCGAAAATTCCAAACTTGATTTTCAACTTATCATAAATTTTCTGCCATTCAATCGCGGGGTTGCAGCCGACCATAATTTGATTAAAATCTCGCTGCTTGATTATGCCCTCAACCATTGCACCAAAATATTTCTTCGTCAACACTTGCAAATGTATAGTACTAACTCTAAAACTTCGAGGGACGCCTTCTTTACGAAAGTCACGAATCTCATCTTTAAGGGTTTCAAACCAAACCAATTTATCAACATCAATATTTTGGCCATTTTCTATTTGACTTTCAAGAGCACTCAACTCTTGTCGGAATTGATCAGTAAATTGCTTAGTTTCAAAATTTATATAAAAACTTTTCTCTTTCTCACAGTGAAACCCATTCGAAGAATCTTTGTTTAAACCCGCTAACCATTCATTACCTCCAACGATCTCCTCCTCAGTTATAACTGAAAAATTAGGAATTATCGCTTCTATAACCTTACCAGCAAATTTAATTTCATCTATATTCACTGATTTCAATTGCTTAAACGATTTCTTTGCCACTTCGCAAACAGTACCAATTCCAAATTTACTCAAGTTGGCTGGTTCTCTTTCAATAGGATATATATCATATAGAGGTGATGGTTGAAAGTTACTCTTTTTT